GGAATGCGGCATTTGTTGGTACGATTGACGGTGTACATGAAATTGGATTTTGGAATGCTCTTGGTATCCTATTTCTTTGTTCAATGTTGTTCAAAAATACTAAGGTGGGTTAACAAATTTTAGGTATGATACAGTAAAACCCCACTTCGGTGGGGTTTTTAATGTCTATAATAAGTATAAGTATTTGATTTATCTAGGTATTTGACATTTTAATTGATGAGTGATATGATATATATCAGTTAAACAACATGGTGAAAATTGCAATGACACAATCTGAATTGATTCGCAAGTTATATACATTTACCCCAGCTACTCCGTATGGTGAGTTGCTCAAAAAAGAATTTAATGTTGAAGTGCCCGCTTCTGCGGCTGCATATCAACTCGAATATTTGTATAAGTACTGTCTTCAATTGAGCATCGATGAATCTATCGATACGAATGATATTGTTGCTCTGGCAGCAGATAAAGTATATGAACATGTGGGAAAATATCCGTGGTGTAAAACCAAATATGATACTGTGTTGACTCATATCGAAAAGATGGCAAAAGCTGACTTTAAAGATATGAGAAAAGACAATATCGTTGTGTTTTCAGAAAAATATCAGAAGTATATGTTTTATAAAGATAATGTCGTTGCTTGCCGCTCAAACACAGTAGAAGGTCTGAAAAAAGTCGTTGCTCGTAAATTCGGCTCGGAGTTTGAACTCAATATGAATATGCTAAGTATTTGATTCATTTAGGTGTTTGACATTTAATTGAGTCGTGATATAATGTATACATCAATTAAACAATACGGAGAAGAAAATGTTTACGAACGATATTAAGAAGGGTATGAGGGTTATACTCGCGAATGGATGGTATGGTACTATGATGGATAACATGAAGGGCAACATTCGAATGGTTAATGTAGAAGGATTCTGTACGGAGATTGGCTCGGTTTATGCATGGGACATTTCACAGGTCATCAATCCTGATGGCACCAGTGTTAAAGTTACTCTGACCGAGAAACAATTGAAAACAAAAAAAATGGCTGATGCTTTCACTGCATGAGTATTTTGAATAGAATTTTACTATGATGCCAATCAATAAATGACTAAATTACAAGACAGCAAGAATTCTCAACTTACTGCTAGAAAAGCGAAAGATTCTACAACATCTTCCTTATTGACTACAATTATCGGGGAGACTGAAATAATTGGCAAAAATGAGCGCAGAGAAGTCACAGATGATACATTAAAAACATTAAAGCGGTTTGAAAAGGGTATGATTGACACAATTGGATACATGAATGATAATGGCATGTCATCTACTGCCCCAAGGTTTTTACATACGCTGAATGAACTTGAAATTGTTAGAACATTCCTTCCGACTAAAATTTCGGCCGGTCAAGTGCTGGACGCCGTCAAATTTATTATTGGGGTATGTGGGCTTAAATTGGAGCAAAAATCACTGGGTGTTATCACGAAGAAACTCAAAGATAAATACGGTGAACAGTTTGATGGCAAACAAGCAGCTACTCAATTCAAACTTCTGCTATCTTAAATGGAGAATCTTATCCTCAGACGCATTGCTGAACTTTCTGGCCATAAAATAGAGTTTAAATGTGAAGCAATATTGACTGGAACAGCATGGATTGGAGATATGCCAATCGATATTACAGTCTGTGGAGGACATGTAAAACTCAATGGGATAGGCGCATTTTCAGGAGATTCACTGAAATTATCAAAAAGCAAATGGAGAGGAAAAGGAAGATTCAAAGAATTGCGCCCTCATATTAACCAGACGTTGATAGAATTTGGGTTTAAACCAGAACTCTATCTTACTCCTTTATCGCCGGTCTGGAAGAGAAATTATAATTTAGTAGAAGACGAACGAGGTAACTGGAAAATAACACTTTAAGTTATGTATGATTATTTGAATTCAGCTATTATCAAATAACTATAAATAATAACATCAATTAAATAACGCGGGGAAAAAATGACAACAAAAAACTACGAAGTGAAAAAATATGCTGATGCCAAAGAATATTATTTGAATGGCAAATTACATCGTAAAGCTGGGCCCGCAATTGAATATGCTAATGGCGCCGAAGAATATTATTTGAATGGCAAATTGCATCGAGACAATGGTCCTGCTGTTAAATATGCTAATGGAAACAAATACTGGTATATTCACGACAAATTGCATCGAGACAATGGTCCTGCTGTTAAATATGCTAATGGCACTCAAGCATGGTATAAAAATGGCAAATTGCATAGAGACAATGGTCCTGCTGTTGAACATGCTGATGGTGATAAAAAATGGTATAAAAATGGTCAACTTCATCGTGAAGACGGTCCTGCCGTCGTGCACAATGATGGTACCAAAGAATGGCATCTAGATGGTAAACAGCATACCGAAGCAGAATTCAATGCAAAGATGAATACTGCAAAGTAATTGTCTGTTGCAGTCATCGAAAAGATATTCGGTTTAAAGTAAAGATTGTTAAATAATTGATTTATTTCGGCATTTGACATTTAATTGAGTCGTGATATAATGTATTCCTCAATTAAACAACACGGTGAAATACTCAAACATGATTAAATTCTATTCAAAAACTGGCCGATATTCTTATATCGTAGATGGCAAAACTCTTGCTACATCTAACGATAAGAAGAAACTCGAAGCAAAAATTCGAACACTCGGCAAGACTTCAGCAGCTGATGTGGATGATGATGTTTTGCTTGAAGTTAAAAAATCCGAATTTACTGTGGCTGAGCGGTTCGACTTCATGACCCAATTCACTAAACTCGCAGCTAAAGGTATTATCCCCAGCCTCGTGGTGACAGGTTCAGGCGGCCTCGGGAAGTCTTTTACCGTTTTAAATGCACTTCGAGATATGGGATTGACTGAAGATACAATCGGCACTATGGATGGTGACTTCGTGTTTGTGAAGGGTTATACTACTCCCCGCAACTTGTACACCACTCTCTTTCATGAAAACGGCAAGGTAATCGTTCTGGATGACCTCGATACAGCTTTTCGTGACCCGATTGGTGCAAGCATTTTAAAAGCTGCATTGGATTCTTCCGACCGCCGGATTATCTCCTGGGGGGCAGAATCAAAAGATGATGAGGTGCCTAGTCGTTTTGAATTCACTGGCAAAATTATTTTCATTTCTAATCTAGAATTGCATAAGTTCCCGCAGGCAATTCTGAGCCGTTCTATAGTATGCGACTTGACTCTCAATGTGGACGAGAAAATAGAACGAATTGCTCAGATTTTCGATGAAGATGAAAGGTTTGAGTCCGAGGATAAGATAGATGTGTTGAATTTTATCAGGAAGCATGTGAAAATGGCAAAAGATTTAAATATCAGAAGTGCCTTGAATATTCTCAAGATGAAAGTTGCACTTGGGGAAGACTGGGAACGGCCTTGTTTATATAACTTTTCTGTAAATGGATGACCTAACTGGGGCTAAGGCATCTTAGCCCCATTATCTTGATACCGTCGATGGGTGCATATCAACTCAAAACAATGAGACTGGTACAGCATCCTAGACTGTCTTTTAGATAAGTGATTGATTCATCAAGGTGTTTGACATTTAATTGTGTCGTGATATAATGTATTCCTCAATTAAACAACACGGGGAAATAAAATGCTTCCGAACGAAGTTAAGCTCTACGATAATGACGATAAAGAATGGTATCTGAATGGTAACCTCCATCGTGAAGACGGCCCTGCGGTTGAATCTGCAAATGGCGATAAAGAATGGTATCTGAACGGCCTGCTGGCCCGGCCTCGGCGGTCCTGCTGCTGAATTTGCCAATGGATGCAAATTCTGGTATCTGAACGGTAGGCGCCATCGTGAAGACGGTCCTGCTATTGAATCTGTTCTCGGAACCAAATATTGGTATCTGGATGATGTAGAATACACCGAAGCAGAATTCAATGCAAAGATGAAGACTGAAAAGTAATTGTCCGTTGCTGACATCGAACCGCTGCTTGGGTTTAAAGTGAAGATTGTTAAGTGATTGATTTATTTCGGCATTTGACATTTAATTGAGTCGTGGTATAATGTATACATCAATTAAACAATACGGAGAAATAAAATGAAAATATCGATGGATAACAAGGCTCACTTTTTTGTTGGATACTGCATTTCTATTACGGTGGCACTCGGCCTGATTGTGGGAGGCATCACAAGTATGCAGATGGCGGCACTCCTTGGACTGTTGGCGGCGGCGAACGTCGGGATACTCAAAGAAGTGTGGGATATCCTCCACCCTGCTAGCCGCCGGGCAGATTTACGGGATGAGGTCAGTACGTTATTAGGCGGCGCTCTTGCGGGTGTGGTAGTGACCGGAATGGCTATGATGGTTACTCCATGAACTTATTGACCGTACTCTCCCGCGGCGGCTTAGCCCCATTATCTTGACACAGTCGATATGCACCCATCAACTCAAAAACAACAAGAATGGTGCAGCATCCTAGACGGTCGTTTAGATAAATGCTTGATTCATTAAGGCATTTGACATTTAATTGAGTCGTGGTATAATGTATACATCAATTAAACAACACGGAGAAGAAAATGTTTACGAACGAAGTCGAGGTTCAGGTTAATGCTAATGGCGACAAACTCTGGTACTTGAATGGGGAACTTCATCGTGAAGACGGCCCTGCCATTGAAAAAGTTAATGGAGACAATTACTGGTACCTGAATGGTGAATTGCATCGTGAAGACGGCCCGGCGATTGAATATGCTAATGGGGACAAATACTGGGGTTTGAATGGACAATATCACCGTGAAGACGGCCCGGCGATTGAATATGCTAATGGAGACAAAATCTGGTATCTGAACGGTAAATGCCATCGTGAAGACGGCCCAGCGATTGAATATGCTGATGGTTACAAAAGTTGGTATCTGAACGGTAAATGCCATCGTGAAGACGGCCCAGCGATTGAATGTGCTAATGGGGACAAAAGTTGGTATCTGAACGGTAAATGCCATCGTGAAGACGGCCCGGCGATTGAATGTGCTAATGGGGACAAAATCTGGTATCTGAACGGTAAATGCCATCGTGAAGACGGCCCTGCAGTTGAATATATCAATGGAGATAAATTCTGGTATCTGAATGGTGTAAGATATACAGAAGCAGAATTCAATGCAAAGATGCATCCTGTAATAGATGTTTGACGTTTACATGATATTACCAATCTTATTAATCGAGCAAAAGAAGCACATATCGACATTCACGGTAATCTGATTTAAGGAAATATACATCATGCAAAATTTAATTCGCTGGCCTTCTATTGAGCAATTTCGTAATGTTGTAAAAAACGTACAGCATAAAGTTCGCTTCAGTGGGCTTGATGATAATGGGAATGCAATTTTCGATACATCTGCTAAGCTTCCTACACTGCATTTTGAGGGCACCGTAAAATTACACGGGACAAATTCCTCTGTTGCGCAGTCGCATGATGGCGATATGTGGTATCAATCCCGCGAAAATATCATCACACCAGAAAGAGATAATGCTGGATTTGCCATGTTTGCAATTGCGAACGAATTTGCGTTTCGAGATTTAATGTGTACAGCTAGATGTATTGCTCGCGATGCAATCGCAGATTCTCTGAAACAAGATATTGTTGTTTGGGGAGAATGGTGTGGGAAGGGCATCCAAAAAGGTGTTGCTATTTCTGAACTGCCAAAAATGTTTGTTATCTTTGGTGTGGCATTTGTTGACGAGGAAGGCAATAAGACATATTTTACACGTCAACAAATTGTTGATACAATCGATGGATGCCGTGAATATGTATTGAGGCCAACTGGAAAGATTCCTGAGGAATCTTGCATATATTGTATATATGACTTTCCTTGCTTTCAACTTGATATTGATTTTGAAAATCCTCATGCAGTCCAAAATAAACTCAATCAATTAACTCTATCAGTAGAAGAAGAATGCCCTGTTGGTGCGGCATTTGGTGTCAACGCGACAGGAGAGGGAATCGTTTGGAGATGCACCGACGAAAATTATAATAATTCTGGTTTTTGGTTCAAAGTAAAAGGAGAGAAACACAGCAATAGCAAAGTAAAAATACTCGCCACAATTGATGTAGAAAAAATTAATAATTTGAAGGATTTGGCTGCTAGACTTGCCCATAATGGGCGCCTTGAACAAGCTGCGCAAATTATATTTGACACGTTGAATGGCGGGGAAGTTGATATAAAGAAAACAGGCGACATGATTCGCTGGGTAATGTCTGATATTATAAAAGAAGATGTCAATATTATTGCAGCCTCTGGTTTTACATTCAAAGAACTCGGGCCGTCTGTTGCAAAGAGGGTACGAGATTTTGTCATGAAGAAAATGGAGATGTGAATGCCACTCGCTTCATCAGAGTATTCTATCACACGAAAATAATTTATAAGGGCAATTATGGAAAATTACAAATTCATCAAATCTGAATCAATGTATGACCCAGGAATGATTTTCTATCATCTTGAGAGAGATGCATTTGAAAAACAAATTGGCGGGGTTAGATTCATTGAAGTAACGGCCGATTTTAAAACAGCTCAATTTGTAAGAGCAGACAGTCTGAAACCTGTCGGATTTGTGATGAAACAATACTAATTTAGGAGAATTTGAAATGCAACGCAATTGTGTTTGTGGAAAGAAAGAAAAGCCTGCTGTAGTTACTGTACTCAGATATTATAGGCGCTGGGATGACAAGCACAATCAATATTCCTCATCCGGCGGCATGACTGCCATCTGTGAACTCAATTATGACACTATGACATTGACTTTTTACCCCTCGTTTTGCTCAGACAAAGATAACTTCTCAAAGCAGACTGGTGCAACCGTAGCAGCCGCTAATAAAGTAAGGAATATTGGATATGCATGTCCTTTGAATAGGAAACATTCTATTTTCGATAACATCATATACAATATCGATAACAATACCTTGCAACCTACCAGTACAGCAGCCAAGGCTAAAATGAAACACCTCTATAATTGGATTGATGAATGATGAAAACGCGAGAAGAACTTGAGGCACAATTCTTAAATGGAGAAAAGTTTTATATGATGGTCAATGACATCAGTATATCAAATCATATTCCATATATGGAATCTATCATGTATGTGTGTGATAATAATGGTATAGACCCTGAGGATTTGGTTAAATTGCAACTCATATCTCCTCTACTCAAATGCAAATTAGAGGAGGAATCTATTGCCGCTGGGTTATTGAAAGAAACATCTAAATTGCCAATATGAAATGCCTATTCAGCCATACAAATTTTATAAAATATACTCAGCAGTAAATTTACATTTTACTTCTTCTTATGATTTAAATAAATATAAGGGAAAGTCTAAAACGATTTCTAGTATTTCATTTGATAACAGAAGAGACAAACATAGATTTTCATATTTTGCTCGGCACATCGAATCATCTAAAGATGCTCTTAAATTCTGTGTCTTCAATTTTTTAGACAACACAGACTGGTTATATAATAATTATACTGAAGCAAATGATAAATACTTTGAGAAAATTAAATTTTATTCTACTTTCACTAAGAACATAACAAATGATTTTTCCACCATCCAAACAATTAGAGACAGTAAGACGGTATCGTTCAAGTCATTTTTTGAAGAAACTAGAACAGGAAACCCTCCGCCGATTCTTCAGTTATTTTGGGAAAATTCTATTAGTATTGAGTTCATTTGCCTCTGTAATATCACTTATCCTTATATGCGCAAGTTAAGTGACTCGATAGACCCATTAGTAAGAGAAGAAGTTAGAAAAATTTGCAATTATTCACCATTTGTGTTATCATTTAGGAAATAGAGAAGTGGACAAGAAATTTCATAAGAAACATTTTCAAGCCGAAGTAGAAGAAAAGTTAGCCAGGAAACAAAAGAAACAACGTTTGAATGAAATTCAGGAAGAAGAATCATTTGATTGTGAGGAAGATGAGGAACTTTATTTTCAAGTGAAACATCTATTGAAATGAATTTTAGTTGTAATTAAAGACGTGAGGTGCTGTTACCTCCGAGTACATTATGATATTGTGATTTTTTAACAGGTTGGCACGTATGACGATAAGTCGAGAAGCCGTTTAAATAAAGGAAATAAAATGTCAAATTCAGCAATGAACAAACTCCTAGCAGCAGTCCAAAAAGCAAAAACCAATTCTTCCTTTGATAGAACAGATGAATTCTTCTATTATCCAACTCGAGACGCCGCCGGTAATGGTTCAGCTGTTATCCGATTCCTACCTGCAGCTAACGAAGAAGATGTTCCATTTGTTAAGTTGTATACCCATGGTTTTCAAGGACCGAACGGTAAATGGTTGATTGATAATTGCCTTACTTCAATCGATGAGGAATGCCCAGTATGTATTGAAAATGGTAAGTTATATGCTTCGATGTCGAAGGATGATGCTAGAAAGTACGGGATGAATCGCAAAACATCATATATCGCTCGTATTCTTGTCATCGAAGATAAGAAGAACCAAGAGCACGAAGGTAAAGTATATCTTTACAAATTCGGCACAAAGGTATTCGATATGATTGCAGATGCATTGCAACCAGTTGATGAGGACGATGCGAAATATAATGTATTTGGTGTAGAAGGCGATGAAAACAATTGGCCAAACTTCAAGCTTCGAATTCGTAAGGTAGATGGGCAGGTTAATTATGGAAAGTCAACGTTTGAAGCTGGCGGTGATATTGATGTCGATTTCATGGCGCAGTATACGGCAGAAAATGACCCACAGAAATTTATCCAGAAGGATCAATTTAAATCTGCTGATGCATTGCGAAAACGTCTTGCTTTTGTCTTGGTAAAAGCGCCTGAAGTAGATGATAGGGCAAATGAAGAAGTCGAGGATACACAAAAAGTAGTAAAAGAAGCAAAAGTAGCTACTAAGCGAGTTGAAGTATCAACAGATGATGATACAGATGATGTGATGAATCTGATTCGAAGTCTATCTGAAAAAGCGGATTAAGCAAATTTAGCTCTCGTTTTCAAGAATAGTGAAATACTATTATCTTGATTTCGAGGGCTATCTTTTTGTCTGTTATTATCATTAGCGACAGTAGATATATTTTGGATGGTCTGTTGATTACTTTGAGTGATAGCAGAACCAACTGCCGCCGCTACTTCTTGTGCTTTGGCTGTATTTTTATTTTTCTCAATAATAGTAGATTGTTTATCTAATTCCTCAGCAGTATTTTTTGGTTGAGTTTCAAGTTTCTTGGCTGCTGCTGCTCTCGCTGCCCGCATCGCGGCTCGTTCAGCATCCCATTTCTTTTGAGATGCTTCGTCTCTATATAATTCGTCCTTGCCTTGAGCCACCCTCGATTT